CGCCGCCGGTTAGCGTCGCATGCCCATGCGCCGGAACACCACACGCAGGCGGCGCCGGAACAAAGACGATCGGCGGGATGCTGTAGCCCGAACCCGGAGCGGTTATCGTCACCGCGCCGAGACTGCCGCCGACGACAGCGGTCCACTGCGAATTGCCCGCCGACGGGGTGACGACCGTCGATCCCGCCACATACCCGGTTCCCGGCGTTGTCACGGTCGCGCCTATCCCTGTCGCCGACAGGTTGGCAATGCGAAAATTAAAGCCGTCCGAACGAATGGTAATACCGAACGCCGTACCGATTTGGGTCAGATCGTCCCACTCACAGGTGACGGGGTTGAGCCACTGCACCGCCGAAACCACTCCACCTTGGACGATCCAAGTACCCGCTGGGATCAAGAGCGCCTGCCCGGCTTGCAATTCGACCTCGTTGGTCGGCGCAGTAAAGGGCGTCGTGTGGAGCAGGTTCGGATAAAGCGCCTGCGGCGGCGAGAGCCCTTGGCCGGGACCAGCAATCATGTCCGCCATTACCAGGCACCCCCTGAGAAGCCGGTTAGCCAAGCATTTGCGCTTGGTTTTGCAGTAATAATGTTATATCCCAAGACAACAACGCCCTGTTGACCGATCTGCCCAAGAGGAACTAAAGAATAAAATCCACTAAAGTCGAAGGCGGCATCTTCTGAGATATACATATTAGTGTATTTATTATTGAAGAAGAAAGCATTACCTACAGGGCAGAAGTGATCTGCGTAAATAGGTACTCCGGCTACATTTAAATTCGGAAACGACGTCCGCACCGGGGTCGCCTGGGTGTATTCCATCCCCGGGCGGGTGAAAATCTGCTCGACGCCGATAAAATCGTCGTTGAGGATGGCGAAATCGCTTGGGTTCATCACCCCGCAGGTTGGGCTTTCGCCACCCGCCGCATCGGTGATGCGAATGATGTAATTCGACATCGTCTTGCGGGTGAAACCGGTGGTGATCGCCGAGGCGTTGTAATATTGCCCGGCCCAGGTCTGGGTCATCGGCGCGGTGCGCGACACACCGCCGTAAACCGGGAAATTGGTGCCGTTGTCGAAGGCGTCGAGGAAGGAATTCGGCAGGAGCGAGTTGCCGGTGTTGTTGGCGAAGACCAACGGCGCCAGGTTCTGCACCGTCACCGAATAGGCGTCGTTCATCCGCGCTTTTAAGATGCTGATCTCCCGATCAGTCGCCTGAAGAACGGTTTCGCCGAACGGCAACGGGATCGGCACCACCCAATAAGCGAGCGGAAACTGGGCATTGCTGATCCCCGGGGTAACCACAGGGCTGTTGAACCCGCCCGAATAGCCAGTGAACTGGCCTTGGACCATCGACTGGCCCTGGATCGGCACGGTGATCTGCGACAGACCGCCAGCTGCCCTCTGCGCGCCCCCCATTAAGTAGAAATAGGTAGGCGTCGAGAAGTACATCTGAACAAATAGTCTCGGGACGAATGCGCGACGTGTAGTCGCGGTCAGTTCCAAGTACAAATCGCCGGTTGGCACTACACCTTGGCCCGGAATAGGCATGATTATTTACCTCCTACCGGGAGATGTTCCCACTTCTGGCATTTTTGCCCGATAGTGGGCATCTATGTATCCCCCTATACTTGGTTACAGTCCCCCGTTGCGCACTCGATTGAGCGTGTCCGGTATGACTTGGTTCAGCCATTGCTCGTCATGGCCGTCGAAGAGGAGCTTCAGATCTGGAGTGTCGGGCGGCTGCGGCCCGAAGAAGTCCCAGCCCGGGCCCGAGGATCTCGCGGGCGACGGCGGCGGGTTCAGCTGCTCGTAGTAGGGGATGGCCGCCTCGTGATTGAGGATGCCCTGCTCCTCCATGAACTTTTCGAGCTTGCCGAGGCCCTCGTCGGCGTAGCCTTTCTTCCGGGCGAACGTCTGGCCGGCGGTCCACCGGCTGGAAAGCTGGCTGATCCGCTGCTGTTCCTCGCGTTCGTTGTCCTTCGCCGCCCGTTCCTCGCGCTCTTTCTCCCAATCGCTGCGCAGATTCCTGATCTCGTCGCGCAGCGGCTCCGATTCGTCGATCTCGGGGATCGCCGTCTCGGGGTGAAAATCCTTCTGGATCTCGAGTACCCGACGACGGTGCTTGGGGCTGCCGAGCGCCCGGCGCACAAAGGCGTCGACGTTCTGGAACTCGGCTAATTGGGCGTCACTGATTTCGGGCATGGCGGGTTACCGCTACTTTCTGCGTCTGCGGGCCCGGGCTGCGCGGCGCGAAGCCGGTACCATCACCATTTTTCTGCCACCCTTGCGCCTTGCCATTGCGAGCCTCCTTTGGGCCAAGAAATCCGGTAAAGCGCCGCAGCTACATCTTGGTGCCGGCGTTGGGGACGTGCTGGATCGAGAGGTCAGGTGACGGTGTCGGTCGGCCGAGGTTGTGACCGGAGATGTCCTGCTTCTCGAAATCGACCCGGATGATCTGGGAGTCACGTTTCGGAACGGTCTTGGTGTCGTTCTGGAAGATGTTTTGCGCCATCAGAGCCTCCTTAAGCGGCCATCGCGCTCGACACGGCGGGCGGACGCGGTATTTGCGGGGTCGGTGGCATGCCGCCAGGCGCACCGCCGGCAGGGGCGCCGCCGGCGTTCTGGCGCATCGCCGCGAGGTTGGCGGCGTTCTGCCGCTGCGACTGCAAAATGCGCTGGATCTGTGCCACCTCGGCGCCTTGCGGGATCGAGCCCTTGGGCACCGCCCGGGCGAGAATGCCGGCTGCCTTGTGCAGCGCATTGCCGAGTTCCGACCCGAGGCCGAGACGGCCGGCGAGTTCGGTCAAGCGATTGGCTAAAAAGTTGACGGCGACCCGCGCCTCCATTTCGGCGCCCTGATTGCCGGTGTCCGACATCGCCGGGCTGATGCCCGTCGATGCGCCGGGAGGGGGGCGCGGGGGTGCGCCACCGGGACCGCCAGTTGGGGGCGGTGTCGGTGGGCTGGCCCCCGGGGACGAGGCTCCGGGGCCTGGAGGAAAGGCGCTGTCGCCGCCTGCCATGGGTGAGATGCGGGATCCGCCGGTTCCCTACGGCTGATCCGCGTTTCTTTGAGGACTAGCGGCGGCGGCCGTGCCGGCGACCGCGACGATGACGGACGGGTTCCATAGGGTTGCTCCTTCCGGTTGCGAAATACGGGAATCTCGCGCTCGCGCGCGCCCGCTACACCAGATGCTGTTTCGGAGTGGCCCTATGGACGCAAGCGTTTGCGGGAAATAACGTTGAAAAAAGGGAACGAGTGTTTTTTAATGCGAGCCGTGTCGCGCACCGCGCTGCAAAAAATCCCCTACACCGTCGGCTTATCGCCGCGACAAAGCCGATTTGTCGTAGGCGAGGCGAAACATCTGCAGATTTCGGTCGCAGAGGCGATCCGACAACTGGTCGACCGCGAAATCGACCGTCTCGAGCGCGTCGAACCCGAAAAAACCGCCCTGCGCGCCTGAATTATTCGTCGAGTCGCTCAAACCGCACGAACTCGTAATCGAGATCGGCTAATTCGCGCTCCAGTGCCGAGAGCGCGTCGCGCGACACCGACACCGCGACCAGCTGCTGGTTGACGGGATCGCGGCGGTTGGCGACGACGAGCCGGTAGCGGATCGGCGGCAACGGGTTGGCGTTCCAGGGATGCGGCCGCATCACCGCGCCATCCGGCATATTTCCCCCTTAAACCGCGCGCAGCGAGCGCTTGGCGGCGGCCCCGCCCTCGGCCACCTCGGGATGCTGCTGGATAAATTGCTGACGCGCGGCGGCGCGCTCCTTCTGCCGCTGCAATTTGACGTCCTTGTGGCTGAAGGGCAGATCCTCGATCGCGTCCTCGGGGCCGAGCACCCCGCTTTTGACCCCCCAGCTGATCAAATTGGCGTGGTCGTCGTGGTAAATCGGGCTGGTCGAGTGTGAATCGACCGACACCCGGTAGTCGTCGGGCAGGTCGGCGAGCAAAAAGCGGTCAGCCTCGTCCTCGGCATTGACCCAGTAGAAACGCCCGTCCTTCTCGCGCAGCGCCGCCAGGGTCGCATCGCCAAAGGCCGCGCATTGCCGCTCGACGAGGAGCGAGCGGTCGCGCAGCCTGGGGCTGCCGGTGCGCATCAAGGTGTCGGCGTGGACACCGGCGCGCACCCCCGGCTCGCCCTGACCCGACATGATCGGCGGGAACCCGGAGACGCGATCCATCAGTTCGAGGATGGTGCGCAGGATGGGGATCATCTCGGCGGGGAAGGGCGGGGTCAGATCGTTGATCTTCGCCCCTTGCGGCACGCTGACATAACCGGGCCGGCGCATCTGGCCGTAAATTTCGTCGGTGATCGCGTCGAGGCCCTCAAACCCGATAAACTTCTCGACCTGCATTTCGACCAGGCGGCGGATGTCGATCAGATGCTCGGTCAGCCAGTCCTGTAGCTGCATCAAATCGACGATTTCCGAGCGGCCCCAGAAATACCCCGCCATGACGTTGGGCTGGACGAGGCCATAGGGCAGCGTCTGCGGGGTGAAGAGGTTCATCCGCCGCTCGTTGGTCGGGGTGATCAAGATATCCGGCTCGATTATTTGGATTGTCGTGTAGTCGTCGCGATCGTCGTCTTTCACGTAGAGCTCGTACATCGGGAACATCTCGATGGCGACGGTCGGGCCCATCGGGCCGTAGGTCGGCATGTTGCCGAGATTGACGATGCCCCCGGGCCGGGTGGCGTTGCGGCCCTGGACATCGAGCACCGCTGTGCTCAACACCTGATGCATAAACGACGAGGGCAGGCTCGATGAGCCTTCGCGGCGCGAATGCGCCCAGATCCGCTCCCACAGTCTGCGGGCGTTGGGCAGATAGCGGATGTGGCGCCACACTTCGTGGCGGTTGACCCACAGCGTCTCGCAAACCGCCTCCTGCTTGTCGAGGCCGTTGCGCGATTCGTTGTAGACGCCGAAATTCCACGGCATCACCAGATCGCACTCGATCTTGGGGTTGCCGCCGACCATCTTCGGGTTGAGTTTGGGGATCGAGCAGCCGTAATAGAGCGCTTCCTTGACCGAAAGGCCGAAATCGACATCGATGTCGTTGGCTTCCCACTCGCGTGAGAGATGCCGCGCGGCGATCTGCGCGCGGTCGAGGATCGGCTTCGGATAGCGGTTGTCGTAGTCGACGGTGAAGTTCAGTTCCGACGGGCTGAAGAGGTGTGCGGCCAAGCGATCGACATGGCTGTAGAGCATGTTGGCGAGCGCGAGGTAATTCGAGGGCCCAGCCGGCGATTGCCGCGCCTGGCCGTTCTCAATCCAAAGACTATAATGTCGATATGCCGTGGCTCTCTGACCCCGGCTCGCATTGCATTGATCTATTACATCAAGAGCGGTCTTCGTCAGCTCTGGTAGGCTTTTAGGAAGGATCATTGTTCTTCATCCGCCAATATTTTTCACGTTTGTACGCACGTTGGTATGCGTTGTCGTATGCCCGTCTATGAGGCAAGCGCTTGTAAGCTTTTTCATATTCCCGTCTATGAGGCAGCTTTAAACAGGCCCGACATCGCCTATCGCCGTTCTTAATATGCATCGTGTTTTCTGCGGTGAATTCATGGCCCCGAATACAGTGCGTTTTTCGGTTGTTGACTGCGGACGGTGCCTTACCGCGCAGCATGTTTTCGCGGTGGGTTACCGGTTCTAAATGGTCGGGATTTACGCAAATCGTCACTCTGCAGAGATGATCGATCTCGGTCCCTTCTGGGATCGGACCACGATAGAGTTCCCATGCAATGGCATGGGCATACCGCAAGCGGCCTGGACTATCGTAAAGCCGGCCGTACCCACCGTTTTTCGTTTGATACGCGCCCGTCCATAACCAGCAGCCGGAATTCGGCTCTGGCGAAACACGCTCCCAGAAACGCTCTTCCAAGGTTTTTTTCGCCATGGCCTGCGCTTGCGTGCTACGGTGCCGGCGCTCTTACTACCTTTTCGACTTAAAGGCGGCGCCTTCTGGTGCCGCCCTTTTTCTTATTTGCTTCGGGCGATGCGCCCCGCCCGCTCGACCTGGCGGGCGCGCGACTGATGCCCGGTAATCAAGTTCTGCCGCGTCGTCTCGCCCTGGCGCGGGAACGCGCCCTGCACCGCACTCGCAGCAAATTCCGCCCCGGTCATTCCCGGCTGAAAGCCGCCTTGGCCCGAATTTGCCATGTGCTGCGCCACCGGGTTGTTGGGCATTTTCGCCGCGACATCCCCGGGACGCAAATAATCCGCCATATCGGTGATTTTTCCGACGCTGTAATCGGCTGCTTCGCCGCCGCCGAGTTCGGCCGCCGCCTCCATATTCGCGATCGAAGCCTCTTCCATCTGCCGGTAGACGCCGTCGGCGGTTGCGCCGATCGAGCGGGCGATATGCGGCGCGGTCGGCACAAAAACCGGCTCGACGGTCATGTTGCTTCCGCACTTCGGGCAGAAATTGGGCGGCGGTTCGTCCCGCGGATGGTGCAGGAAGCGGAATGTGCCCTCGCAATCCGGGCATTGGTAGTGGCGGAAGACGGCCATCATCGCCTCGCTAGGCCTAGCGGCATGCGCGAGCGGATATGCAGCGCCCGGCGTTGCCCCTCGTAGAGTTCACGGCGCCGCACCTCGCTCTTGCGGGCAAAGAACTCGGTAATTCTGTAACGATTATGCAGCTGCATCTGGTCGACGACGTTCATCCGCCGGCGCGCGACATCGGCGTCCTTGGTGCGGTTTTGAGCGATGAGGCCACGCCGGAGCTTTTCCTCCCAGGCGCGCACCATCATCGCCAGGGTCATCGTGCGGTCGTCGCGCGCTGACCCTTCGCCCGCGATCTCGTCGCCGTCGCGGGTGATCGCCTTCATCTCCTCGAGCGCGTCGGCGGAATTGATCACGAGGCCGCCGGTATGCACAAAGTCGCGTAGCCGCTCCATGATCGCGACCTTCAACTGGTGATTGGTCTTCCAGTGGAAATTATGCCCCGGGTGGAGGCTGTCGGAGCGCTGATAGACGTAGTTGCGGGCGTTGTAGAAGACGTCGGTCAAGCCCTTCTCACGCGCCGCCGGGCGCAGATAGCCGTTCTGCACCACCGCCCGGGTCATGTTGTACTCGCGCCACACAGATTCGCCGGGACCGTTGATCTCGATGATCGTCAAGACGTTGGAATTCGGCATCGACCCGTACCAGCCGACGAGCGCCCACAGCAGATAGGCCAGCTGGTGGGTCAAGGTCGAGGTTGAGGTGAATTCGGCGACCTGCTCGATCTGGTCGGCGTAGCAGCGCCCGACCTCGACCGCCGAATAGTTCGATTGCGGGCGATGGCCGAAGGCCGGATCGGCGCTGACGACGTAGACCGCGTCGTGGACCGGCTCCTCCCACACCTTGATGTCGACATCGCGCCACATCTTGGCCGGGTAGATCTCGGTGGTGACAAAATCCGACCCGGGCGAGAATTTGTAGGCGGAAAACTTCTTCTGGCTGGCGACGGCCATGCGCTCGCGCAGTTTGGCGCCTTCGAAGAAGGTCGCGCCCGACATCTGGAAGGCGTCTTCCTCGACCCAAGGCTGATCCTGCAGCTGGTAGGAATCTTCGGGCGCGTTGTCCTCGGCTTCGCGGTTGGGATCGGTGAGTTCGCGGTACCAGGCGAGTTGCTCGGGGTCGATTTCGTAGTCGTAGAGCTCGCGGACAAGCTCGAGGCGCTCCCTTTCGCGCTCGCTCGGCGGATCGGTGCCGTAGCGGTCGAACTTGGCGGTGCCGCGGGGGATGCGCTGGTCGTCTTTGTGATACCAAGTGATAAAACAGGTGCGCTGGTTGAGATCGTCCTTCTGCGCTTCCGTCCACATGTCGTGCCAGGCGTTAAACCCGCGCGCCGTCGATTCCCAGATGTAGAGCCGGTCGGGAAAGTTGCGCGAAAGGGCGTTTTTGAGGGCGATGACGCCTTCCTCGTTCTCCCACGAGCACATCTCGCTGGCATGGACGAGGTTGATGCCACTCGAGCGGCCGAGCACACCGCTCGATTTGGTGGTGCGGGTGCCGGCGGCCATAAACCGCAGTCTGGAATTATTCGAAAGCGAGAGATTGTAGCGGTTGAGCTTCAGGATACGCGGGAAGCCGAGATCGGGATCGAGGCTCTGGATCATCTGCTCGATTTCTTCGCGCGCCTCCTCCTTGTGCGCCTCGGTATCGAAGATCATCGCCCCTTGCATGCCGCGGTGCATGCCGAGCCAGAAGATAACCAAGGCGCGTGAGACAGTAGAAATCCCCAATTGCCGCGATTTAAGACACTTGAAATCGTGGATGTCCTCGGTCAGGCCGTCGAAGATCGTGTCGAGAAACTGGTACTGCGCCTCGTAGATCCCGTCGGCGAGACAGTAATCGCCGCCCTTTTCCTTGGAATTGATCCGCAGGTAGCCGAGAAACTCGAAAAACGCGGCGCGGAAGGCCTCGACCTTATCCGCATTCCACGCCCCGGCGGGGGTGACGAACTTGGGTTCGGCGACAAACCCTTGGGCCTCGTCCTTCCACTCGTCGAAGTAGTCGGCGCGCTCGCGCAGAGCATTAAATCCCGAAGGCCGGCGCCCGATTTTATGGGTGAGCCGGTTCATTCAACTTTTACATCGGTTGCGGGGTATTCAAGGCGTTCCGCGATCGACGGCTGCTCCGGTTGCGGCGTCTGCATCCCGCCATTGGTATAGCCGCCGGCAGATTGTTTCTCGTGCTGCGCCGCCTGCACATTGATCTTGTTGATCAATGGCGCGACGATCTTCCACGGGCCTTCCTGCAACTGCGCCAGGACTTGATTCCACTCACTGACGGTGAACCGCATGGTGAGTTCATCATTGGGACTAAACGGCATTGGTTGGTTCTCCTATCTACCTCGCCCGCCGCGCCCAGAATACGCCGGTCGCAGTATTCCCGCTGGCACCACCCGCAATCGCGGCAGCGATGTAAAACGTCTGGCTTGTCGAGATCGATACCCGCGATTGGACGGAAACATTACAAGCGCCAAAAGTCGGCCCCGAAAGCGCAAAATACGCGGGAGTTTGAGGGGTGCCATTCACCGTATTGGTTATGCCGCCGCCGATGTTGTTGCTACCCGATACGGGACCAAGTCCGATGTTTGCCCCAATATCCCAATCGCCGGGGCTGAGCGTCGTCGCGGCATATGTCGTCCACCCGCTTGTTGCCACGGGAACCCCTGTCGACACCACCGTCTCGATATATTCGCCGACCTGACCGGCGGCGGCGTTCGACCCGTTGGTGACGCCTATTAACGGTAAATACGGCCCAGCCGGGGCCCAGGATGTGCCGTTCCACACCAAAGCCTGATTAGCTGCAGGCACCGTCGCCGCAACAGGATTACCCTGCAACCCGGTAACGGTGGTTTGAACAACTGCCTGTACCATGACCCATTCCCCTCCTTTAGAGAATCATCGCGTCACCGGGTTGTCTCTATGGAAGCCCCGACGCATCGCCAGTCATATCGATTGAATCGATAAAGGCGGGCGCGGTGCTTGGACTGCCGCCAGCGGTATCGCCGTGGAGCGTTATCTGGTCGAAGAAATCGCCCGACGGGGCACTGTCCGAACCCAGGATATTGCCGATAAACAACAGCGAACTAATGTCGCCCGCCGCGCCCTGGAGAGCGATGGCGATGGCCGTCGAAACCCACGCGGTATTGGCAATCGTCAACGAATAATCGCCGACCGGAGGTGTCGGCGTGGTGGGGATGCCCTCCAACCCGGGGCTGGTAAGCGGCGCGTAGAGGCCAAAATTCCCCAGCAACGCGGTGAGCGCCGACTGAACATTGTCAGCTCCCAGAACCGGCGGGGCGACGGCGACATTCTGGGCCAGCACTTCATGGCCGCTGACCAGAACCACCGACCATTGAGTGCCGTCCGAAATGACCCAGTCGCCAACGTTAAGCGACGCCTGACCAATAAACGGGTAGCCAATCGGCAGGGTGCCGCTGACTGTACAAATGACGTAAGAGTCCTTGACCGTGGCCGGATCAACCAGGACGGTGCCGACGATCCCGCTCGATGTGGTGTAAGTGACGATCCCGGTCGAGGCGTCGATGGTGCCGATGAACTGCGTCGCCCCCATAACGAATTCATCGACATAGCCACGGGTCGCCGCCTGATTGGCGGGGCTGGCGTTTGACGGCGGGCCGTCGAGGATCAGGTTGCCGGTCATTGTCCCACCCGACAACGCGAGGAAGCCTCCCACATCGGACACCCAGGCCGTCCCGTTCCATACCTGCAACTGACCGATAGCGGGATTAAACCAAAGCGCTCCGACTGCTGGACTTGGCGGCGCTGTCGCCGTAACGGGAAAACCGAGAAATGTGCCAACTTGTTCAAGCGGCACCGCGTCCAGCGGATTGATCGCGGTGTTGTTAAGCACCAGTTCGCCCTGCATGGTGCCACCGGTCAGCGCCAGCACTGGGATCCACAGTTCGGTCGCCCCGTCGCGGCCGTAGATCTGTCCATCGGTTGGGGCGTCGGGAATCCCGCCGCCACCGCCACCGCCCGTGGAGTTAACCACCAAACGACGCCCGGTCGGGTCGATCGTCGTCGGCACGCCGACCCACAGCCGCGGGTTGGGTTGGGTCGCCATCTCGATGGCGAGTTGTCCTGGGACGAGGCTGCCCGACGCCGGGGCGAGATTGGGCTGCGAGGTGCGAGTGACGCGGTAAATCGCCATTGATTACCCCTCTCAGCTATGGCCGGTGGCGTCGTGCTGCAGCGTCACACCGGTCAGGAAGGTCGAGAGCATCGACACCCAGGCCGACCCGCTCCAGATCTGCAAATCCCCACTCGTCGGATTGAACCACAGCGAGCCGGTAACCGGACTGGTCGGCGCGGTCGTGCCGTAGGTCGCGCCGGGAACCGCCGCGATCGCGCTGTTCATTTGCGCAAGGCTGACCGGGTTGAGGTTGGCCGTCGCTGGCCCCGACAGCACCAGGAGGCCAGTCATGGTCGCGCCCGCCAACGGGACATAACTTGCGGCCGGGGCTGCGCCGAGCGCCGTCAGTAGGGCGGCGTTGCTCGACACGCTGACCCCAGTCCCGCCGTTTTGCAGCGATACCGGAACGGTTAAACCGAGCGGACTGCCCGTCGTCCCATTGCCGGTCAACGTAGTGTTGACGGCTACCGCCACGGTATCTGGCACGACCGCCAGGGGGCTACCCGTCGTCCCGTTGCCAGTGAGCGTGGCATTGGTCGCCACCGGCACGGTGTTCGGCAGCACATGCAGCGGGCTAGCGGTAACCCCGTCGCCGCCCAGGGTCACGCCGTCGGTCACGACGGCGACCGTGCCGTCAACCGCCTTCAACGGGCTCCCGGTCGTTCCGGTTCCGCTGATCGTGATGCCGTCGGTCGCCACCGCGACGCTATCCGCGACGATCGCCAACGGGCTCCCGGTCGTCCCATTGCCGGTCATCTGCGAATTAGTGGAAACCGGCACGGTAAAGGGCGCAACGGCGAGCGGGCTGGCGGTCGTCCCGCTGCCGGTGAGCGTCGCGCCGGTCGTGGCGATGGCGACGCTGTGAGCGACCACCGCGAGTGGAGTAGCCGTCGTGCCATTGCCGCCGAGCGTGACGCCGTCCACAGCGACGCCGACAGTATCGGCAACAACGGCAAGCGGATGAGCCAGCGTGCCGTCGCCACTCAGGGTCACGCCGTCGATCGATACGGCAACGCTATGCGGGATGACTGCCAACGCATCGCCCGTGACGCCGGTTCCGCTGATCGTGATGCCGTCGGTCGCGACCTGGGTGAGCCCACCGCCCGGTGCGTTAGTCCACGAGATGTTGCCCAAACCGTCGGTCTGCAACAGCCACTGGTTCTCGCCGCCGGTGATCTTGAGATCAGCGACATCGATCGTCTTGGTGCCGGTGATGGTCTGCGCGCCGTACAACTCGACCTGACGCGCCGCGCCGACCAGCATCTCGACGCTATTGCCGTTGCCGATGTAGAGCGCGTCGCCTGGAACCTGCGGATTAAGCGGTTCGGGCTGGTTATAAGCCAGTTGTCCAGCCAGCAGCGAGCCGGGCGGGCCCGGTGCGCCGATCCGGCTTAAAATCTGGATATCGGTGATCGTTGCCACATGTCATGCCCTTCATCTATTCGAGGGTCACGGGACATCAGTACGTCCCGTTTGATATCGGCACCGTCAAGACATTGGGGTCGGTTTCGAGCAGCACCCATTGTCCATTGCGGCGCACATAAAAACCGCCGTCCAGCGGCGCCTCGCTCACCACACCGGGCGCAGCTCCGTTCATCACCCAAGTCTTGGTCAGACCGTTCCGTAAATACGCGTTGCCGTCCGCCGGCGCGTCGACAAACGGCACGGTGGTAATCGGCGCGTAGAGACAGTCGGCCTGCCAGCGCGTGAGCACCGGAACCCAGCCGCAACACCCGTCCCGCCCGTAAGCAAATCCGGTGCAAGGGGCTTCGTAGACGAGGCGCAGCTGCCCGTCATAACCGTCGGGACAGATATAGCCGTCGGCGGTCCACACCGCGGCCAGCCCCCATTGCCACGGCTCGACCACGCATTGCTGACGTACCGGCGAGTTTCCCCCGCCATAGGGCAGTTGTCCTTGCGGGCCGGGTCCGCGCGGGATCGGCGCCGCCATCAGGGATAAGTCCCCCCGTCGAGATCCAGATCCTGCACATTGACCCAAGCGTGCTGGAGCCCATTGCGCACGTAGTCGTTACCGTCTGCCGGAGCCTCGGGAACGACCGCGTATTGCTGCACCGCCTGCTGAACGACGCAGAGCAACTGCCACAAGGTTACGACCGGCACCCAGCTCTGCGTCGTGCCGTCCAGACCATAGACACACCCGGTCGGCGGCGGCGCGTAGAACCACGCGCTCGAGGGGTTACACGGCGGGTAGCCTCCGTAAAACCGCGACGGGTTGATCGGGAAGGGCGGCGAGGGAAACGGCGGCACCGGGCCGTAGGGCGGCGGCGAGGGAACACCCGGCCCGATCGGGACTGGCGCGGGGAGCGGCGGCAGCGGTGCGCTCATGGGTACTGGCCCCCATCCAAGTCCATGTCCTGCACGCTGACCCAGACATGCAAAAGCCCATTGCGGACATAGAGCGTGCCGTCATCGGGCGCGTCGGTGATCCAGTTCTGAACGACCGGGATCACCTGCCAGGAATTGTCGGCGCCGCGCCGCGCGTAATCGCGCCCATCGGTCGGGGCTTCGGGGAACGAAACCGTCCAGATCGGAGCAAAGAGGTTGACGGCGTTCTGTTGGGTAAACGCCGGCTGCCACATCCGCAGCGCGCCATTGCGCACATAATCGAGGCCATCGGTTGGAGCTTCGCCAATCGCGGTCTGTACCAGACCGATCGGCGCATAGAGCGCATTCGCCTGCGCCTCGGTAAAAGACAGAACCCAGCGCTCGTTTAACCCGTCGCGGTCATAGAGATTGCCGGTCGGCGGGGCCTCGGCCACCCCCATATTGGTCGCCACCGGTATCCACTGCCGATCCCAGCCACGCCGCGCGTAGGCGGTGCCGTCAGCCGGTGCCTCGGGGAAGCTGACCGTGCCGATCGGCGCGTAGAGTGCATTGGCATTGGCCTGGCTGAAGGCCGGTTGCCACAGCTGGTTGAGACCGTTGCGCACATAGCCGAGGCCGGTCAACGGCGCTTCGGGAATGACGTAGGGCAACGGCAGCCAGGCCTGCAACTGTCCGTCGCGGGTGTAGGTGCGACCGTCGACCGGGGCCTCAGGGACGCCGAGGTTGGAGGCGACCGGCACCCACTCCTCGTCGTAACCGCGCCGCCCATAGACGAGCCCGTCCGCCGGCGCTTCCGGGGCGTATTTCGTCGTGGTGACTGCGATGTAGCCGTCGCCCGACCACATCGCCAGCTGCCCGAAATCCGCGGGCGACACCACATCGGTGTGGCGCACCGGCGAATTGCCGCCGCCATAGATGCCGCCCGGGGTCGGGCCGAACTGGAACCCCTTTGGCTTCATCTGCTGCGCCAGGATCTGGTCGCCGCTCGGGATGCCCCCTAGCGCCATGTCCCCCTCTTAGCGGTAGCCGAGTTGCGGTGTGCTGTTGATCTCCTTGAAGCGTCCCACGGCGGTATCGAGCTTAAACCCCGCAGCCGTCCAAAAATTGCTGGGGTCGCGGGTCGGATCGATCAGCAGCATCTCAACCGTGTCGCCGCCGCGACCGTCCGCCGACTGCGGCGGGATCACCACAAAACACCCGGCGAACTCCTCTTCGCTGTTGCGCTCGATGCGGTCAGCCATCGCCCGAAGCAATTCGGCGGGCGCGCTCATCGCTGGCCCCGTAAATAGCCGAACGGGAATTTCCCGCGGATCGAGTTCCACATCGCTTCGCCGATCGACGGGGCTTCCATCACGTCGCGCGCGACCTCCTGCGGCACACCCCGGTAAACCGCAGTCCGCCCGGTCTGAAACGCCACATGCAATTCGCGCGCATCTTCGTCATAGCCGATCTGGTCGACATGGCTGGAGAAGACATTGCGCATCGCGGGTCGCGCCATAGCGCGTAAATTTACGCCAGAAGGAGCGAAACGCCAGAGCAAATGTGATAGGATCGATCGTATGGATACGAACCAATTTCAGAACGCCGTTTCGGGTTATCTCGAGCAGGTGCGCAGCGCCGCCTTCCACGAGGGCCGCATCGCCGGGCGCAAAGAGGCGCGCGACGAATTGCGCTTCTTCTTCGACAAGTTCGAGGAAGCCTTCCCCATCGAGCCGGTCGAGCAGCGCCCGAAAAAGCCGCGCAAACCGTCTGTGGCAAAGGCGGACGACGACGACGATCCGCCGACCACCGTCTGGCTATCGCCGGGCGAGGTCGCGCCGCTGATCAGGCAAGCGCTGGTGACCCTGCAGATCGACCACCCCGGCGGCGCCAGCCCGCAGATGATCGCCGAACAGGTGCGCCCCAATGGCATGCCGATCAACGTCCAGGCCGTGCGCTTTGCGCTGCGCCAGCTGACCTTGACCGGCGGAGTGCGGCGGGTCGCGCACGCCCGCTATCTGCCGGGCGAGCCCGAGCCAGGTGCCGAGCCGCAGCCCGAAGCCGCCGAATAAAACCGGCGCTTACGTCAAAGGCCAGTGGCGGCGCCACCACCCTCAAGCGAGCGGCGCCGCTCGTTGATCCGCAAGTTTGTCGAGCAGCAGCGAACCCGAGGGCGAGGGGACAAACGTTCCCGTCCAAACCTCGTGCCACCTATTGTCGGTGGCGATCGACGGTGGAAAAACGATCACCGACCGCTCGCTCGAAAAGCGCACCAAGAGCCCCTCACGCGCATTTTCGGCATAAGCGAGGAGCGCCTTGTCGCGCCACGCATCGGGGTAATGGGGGTCGACCCAGACCTGAATGACCGTGATCTCGGTGACCTCGCCCGTCGCGTTGTCGGTGGCGCGGACGAGGTCTGGCATGATGTCGACGACATAGTGGGTGCGATCGGGCCGGTGCAGGTCGGCGGCATCCGGCGCGACCAGCCAGCGGCAATTCCATAATTCGCAGGACGGCGGAAACCCTGCTTCCGGCCGGTGGTAGACGGCGCAGCCCTTGTGGCTCTGGTGCCGGCATCTGGTGTTGGCCGGCTTTGCCAGTTCGCGCACCGGCACGAGCTTGCAGCACAAGGTGCAAGCGCCGCAGCGCCGATCGTTCAAGCTCACTCCTTCTTCAGCCATAGAATGACGCCGAACCCGGTCACGACGCCAAGAAAGAGAGCGCCCAAATCCACATACATCATGGTTTCTATCGGCGCGTGCGGCCAAACATACGCTTCAGGTCACGCAGCGGCGCGGTGACGCGCCACGATCTCGACCTTTGGATCTCCGCCATTTGCAACTGCAAACCGTTGAGATCCGTCTGCACCTGGGCGAGGCCGGCGCGCAGTGCGGCCAGTTCGGCGCGAAGCGCGGAAGAGGCGGGCGTCTCCGTCATGGTCGCCAGATCCGGCAACGGATCGCGGGGCCGCAGCAGCAGATCGGAGACACAGGAATGAAAAACCAGGTTATCGTGGAGAAAATCTAGCCCGTTTTGCGGCCATTTCGCTGTCGATGCGCCCCGGTGATTGATCGCCAGCATTTCCCAATTTTCCCAGATCGCCTCGGCGAAAGACCATGGATCGTAGTGCTGCAACAAGAGGGTCCAGGCATTGAACTCCATCGCCACCAGAGGTCTGGCCTGCAGCAGCCGAGAAGCGCCCGCGAGGACGTTGGGTTCATACCCCTCGACATCGATCTTGATGAACCGAACCGCAGGATCGGCGTAGTCGTCCAGCACAATCGATCGGCACTGGACGGTGTTGAGCTCCTGCGCATCATGGGTAGCGGCATAGGACCACGGGCCATGGTCGGTCATCACGATGGTGCCGGGCGTATCGCTGACCGCTGCCTCGACGACCTTGACGTTGGCGATGTCGTTGGCCCGCAGGTTGCCGCGCAGGCAATCGGCGTTGGAGGGCACGGCTTCAAACGCTATCACCCGGCAATCCGGGCGCTGCACCGCCATTGGCAACGCGGTGGCGCCGATATTGGCACCGACATCGAGGAAGACGCTATCCGCAGGTAGATCGGCGATTGCCGAGGCGAGCATCCCGGTGTCGGCAACGGTGCCATCAAGGCCCTCGAGATACACCGGGTGCCGACCGGCCAAGGTCAACTTGCGCCCGGCGGCGGTGATCGTGGCGCTTCTCACGCCGTGCGCCTCTCGATCGCCGCGTCGATGGCCGCTAGTGCATGTCGTTTGGCCTCGCGCTGATGCACGGTCCAGCCGTCTTCCGCGAGCTCGGCCACCAGCGCGTCGTGGCGGTCTTCCAGAAATTGCAGACGCAGCGCATTGATCGGCTGCAGCCCTTGCATCTCCGGGTGCCTCCGCCTCAACGCCGGCCGCGTCGTCATCTTGCGGCAGTCAGCCAGCCCATAGCACCACCACGCCGGACAATTGCAGGTCGTTGTCATGTCGCCTAGCTTCCAACCTCCGGCGTGGCTTGGCAATCGTAAATTTTCGAAACGCCCCGAATTTCCATCGGTCAAATCTATTAGTTGATCTGCCGGTTCAATAGTTTGTGTCGCGAGCGGCGTCGAGGCGGCACCCTAAATTACCGATCGACCATGCCTTGACACCCGACTGTCACGAGCCGAAAAATTACGCTCAAATACGCCAACGACAGACGTATTGAACCGCTCAATCTGGGGAGGAAGAGCGGCATGCCAGAGCCTTTGAGACTGCCGCTCCTGCCAGCCGAGCCCACGCTACCAGCAAACCTCGATGTCTTCCGCGCCGAACACGCCGAGGCGATCCGCGTCCTCGGCAAACGAGTCGCCAGCGATATCATCGAGATAGGCCGGCGCCTGATCACCGTGCGCGGGACTTGCTCGCGCGGCGAGTGGCTCCCTTGGCTTGGCCGCGAGTTTAGCTGGGATGACCAGACGGCCCGGAATTTTATGGCGGTCGCCGAACACTTCGGGAAATTCCTAACGGTTAGGGATTTGCCGATCGACGCCAGCGCGCTCTACCTACTCTCCGGACCCTACGTACCCGAGCCGATCCGCGAAGAAGCCGTCGACCGCGCCCAAGCCGGCGAGCACATCACCAAAGCCCTGGCCGAAGAAATGGTCGCAGAGGCCGTCGCGGCCGCCAAACGCACCACCGCCGAGGAAAAGGAACAGCAGTTCCGCGACGCCGTCCAAAAAGCCCAAGAAGCTGAAATCGAGCGAACCGAAACCGCCGTTCGCGAGGCCACCAGCCGCCTCGCCTTCGACAAGGATGCGCTCGCCCGCGAGATCGCCGAAATCCGCGGCCGCAAACCCGGGGTCGACACCATCCACCGCGATCTCTGCGGCATCCTCGGAAAGAAAGACCTTTCGACCGACCAATGGCGCTGGCTCGCCCAAATCCTCGGCAAAACCATCTCCAACGGCAGACGCTCGTTCCAGCCGCTCTCCAAGGAAGAGATCGCCCAGAACGAAGAAAACCTGCGCATCGCCAGCGCCATCACCGTCGCCTTCGAAACCCTCGTCGGGGCGCCGGCGCCCGAGGCCGTCAAGGCCGCGACCTGGCCCGTGCAGCAAAACCAACATCGCCGCGCCGGGCCGCAGATCCTCCAATGGCTTACCCAATATCTCGCCATCCTCGAGGAGGACAACTAATGGCCAAACACCGCCGCATCACTATCCCAAAAAATCTCTACGGCGAGATTGTCGACCTCATCCGCGCAACCGCCAACAATCTGCGCTCGACCACCGACAAAGCCGAACGAGAGCGCTACCGCGAACACGGACTCTCCAACGCCGCGATCGTCAACGCCATGCTCGACGACGCCGTCGAGCTCGTTCGCGACAACCAACCGGCGATGGTGGCGACCCTGCTTTCCCGCATCGTTCCAAGCGTCCTCGGCGAACGCATCACCGGACAACCCACCTTTATCCAACCACTCCTCCCGGGGCTCGAACTCGCCGACTGGTTCGCCGTCCCATCCCCAAACCACTCCGGCGCAGGCTGGAAAAAAGACCGCGACACAACCCCCCCCGAACTCAGGCGCATCATCGAACACCGCCGTGAAATCGTCGTCGGACAACAAGTCGAGCTAAACAAATTCATCCTCGTGCTCGATACCGCCATAGAACTCGGCTGCGGCGAAGACCAGCCGATCAGCACCGTCTTCCCTCTCGATGACGACAACAAGGATCCGCCCCGGCCCGACGACCGACCCTTCGCCTGAATAGGGCCATCGGGCGATGAACGCGGCGGAACTCGCCGCTCACCTCGGCAAGGCCCACCGTGAAGGGCGCGAGTGGCGCTGCCTGTGCCCCGCCCACGACGATCACGACCCGACGCTCTCGATCACCGAAAAGGACGGCCAGCTGCTCGTCATCTGCCGCGCCGGCTGCGAGCAACATAGTGTCATCGCCGCGCTGAAGGCCCGTAGCCTGTGGCCGTTGAAGAATGGCGAAGACCGCCGCCCGAACGCGCTCAACATCACCGCCCAATACGACTACGTCGACGCCGCAGGACAGCGCCGCTACCAAGTCGTCCGCATCGAACCCGGCAAAGCCGGCCGCTCCAAGGATTTCCTTCAGCGCCGGCTCGTCGATGCCGACTGGGTGTGGAACCTCAACGGGATAGACCGAATCCCCTACCACCTCGACGAGCTCCTTCACGCCCGTGCCGCCGCTACCGCCAGCACACCGTGGCGGGTGTGGATCCCGGAGGGGGAAAAATGCGTCGATCGGATGCGCGAAGCGTGGTCGGTCACCGCAACCACCAACCCCGGCGGGGCCGGCAAGTGGCGCGCCGAATACAACCAGCACTTCCGCGGCGCCGACGCCGTCATCCTCGTCGACAACGACAAAGCCGGCCGCGACCACGCCCAGCAGGTCGCAACGCACCTCAAGGGCGTCGCCGCCCTCGTCACCATCGTCGAGATCCCCGGGCTCGGACCAAAGCAAGACGTCTTCGACTGGATCGCCCAAGGCCACAGCCAGGGCGAACTCGAGGATCTCGTAGAAGCCGCCAAAAGCACCGCGCCCCAACCCGGCACAGGCCAATTCATCCGCAGCAAAACCGGAAACCTCCTTCCGGTCCTCGCCAACGCCGTCACCCTCCTGCGCTCCAGCCCCCAGTGGCAAAACCTCGTCGCCTTCGACGAATTCACCAAAGACATCATCCGCACCGGCACCCCACCCTGGGCGGCGGCCGGGCAAAACCAGCCGTGGTCCGAGCTCGACAACAACCTCGCCACCGACTGGATCCAGCACGCGGGCCTCCTCGTCAGCAGCGCCATCGTCGGCGACGCCGTCTGGACGATCGCCCACGACCGCGCCTTCCACCCCGTCCGCCTCTATCTCGAACGCTGCCGCTGGGACGGAACCCCCCGCCTCGACGGGTGGGCCAGCACCTATCTCGGGGTCGAAGCGACGTGGCGCGGACCCGCCGACGATCGGCAACCCGGCTATGTCGAGGTCGTCGCCGCGCGCTGGATGATCAGCGCCGTCGCCCGCGTCTTCTCGCCGGGCTGCAAAGCCGATTGCGCCCTCATCCTCGAAGGCCCGCAAGACCGCAAAAAATCAACCGCGCTCAGAACCATCGCCGACCCCTGGTTCACCGACCACTTCCCCGACCTCTCGTCCAAAGACGCGGCAATAGAAACCGCCGGGGTGTGGATCGTCGAACTCGCCGAACTCGACAGCTTCACCCGCGCCGATACCGCCAAAATCAAATCCTTCATGTCGCGCCAGGTCGACCGCTTCCGCGCCCCTTACGCCAAAATGCCAGCCCTGCAACCGCGCCAGTGCATCTTCGCCGGAACCGTCAACCACTCCGAATATCTGAAAGACGAAACCGGTGGCCGCCGCTTCTGGCCGCTGCGCTGCGGACGCATCGACATCGATCTTCTCACCCGCGACCGCGACCAGCTGTGGGCCGAAGCCCGCGACCGATACCTCTCGGGCGAACCATGGTTCCTTTCCGCCGACGACCGACCCGAGATCCTCGCCGAAGCCCAAAACCAACAAGCCCAGCGCTACCAACCCGACGCCTGGGACGACGTCATCACCCAATACATCCGCCGCAACCTCGTCAGCGACCTCTCGGTCGGCGAAGCGCTCCGCGACATCATCGGCTTCGAAGCCCAGGCCGACTGGTCGCAACGCGACCAAAACCGCATCGCCCGGTGCCTGCGCTCAATCGGCTGGACCCGCCGCCAAAGCGGCACCGGCAAAAACCGCGAATGGAGATACTTTGCTGCCCCAGCCGACTAAACACCACTTACCCCTTACTGGTGTCTAGTGGTGTCTATCGTTAACCCATTGATATGCACTAGTAATCACCAGATGCACCACATGCACCAGTATATGTATATGTATGTGCGCATATGCGCGCCCGTGTGTGTGCGTGTACACAAAGATAGGAAACTACTGGTGCACTGGTGCCTACTGGTGATCTATCTGATCTGAAACGATTTTCCGGAACACCACTCTTTTGAACCGGTGTCTACTGGTGTCTCAGCCAGACACCACCTGGGGGAATACGTGAGGGTGGCGTCGCGAACTTTTAATCGACGGAGGGCCGTCGGGCCCTCCCGGCCGCGGGCACCGGAGGGGGTCGGGCCTCGAGCCGCGGCAGCCGGTCGCAGGGTACAGAGCACGAACAGACGACTCGACGACAGCGGGTTTACAACGGGTTAGCTAGCACTCTCCCTGCACAAGGGAGCGTTCCACTCTGTAAGCTATTGATCGAAGGAATGCTTTCGAGATAAACAAAGCATGCGTCACGCGTCAGTCACAACGCGCTACGCTTCGCTCCGTCACAACGTCGTAAATTTGCGATGC